CTGTAGCTAGTGCGATCTCGTTAAACTCTTTAACTAAGAAGTTAAAACCGGGTGTATACTTACCTGTCAATGCAAGGCCATTTACACCAGTTCTAGCAAACAAAAAGAAAGGTTTGGCTAAAGGTGTGGATGTAAATACATCGTTTAGACCTTTTGCAAATCCTGTAAGCTCTTGTGTAAGTGTAACTTCTTTACGTGCAAATGCAGTAGCTTCATCTGTTATACTACCATCAGCGTTAAAGACTTGTGAGTAAAAGTCATCTTCGTACGCCTTCATTAACTTCTTGTTAATCTTAGGTGTTTGTATGCCGTTGCCTTGTAGTTCCAGAACTCTACGCATAGCTTTCTCACGCATCTTTGCACGACCAAGTATGTATGCAAATGCGTCGTCAGTCGCTGCCATAATCTTTGTAGAGTATGTCAGGAAGTTAGAGTCATTCATCTTACGTGCCATGTTAGCGATACGAAATGCAGCTGTATCACCAGCTGTAGCTCTACCACTATCTTCTGCCCATCTACGTATGAGTTCCCAGTTCTGATCGCCACGACTAAACTCAGAGAATCTAGTCTTGATTGTAGCTAGATCACCTTTCCAATAAGAATTTAGTTTAGTTCTAAATAATGTAAAGGATTCTGGTATAGCTTCTATCATGCCGTTGATAGCTGATAGACTAGCTCGTAGTGTAGATGCGTCACCATCAAATGGGTAACGTATAGCCGCACCTAGAGCTGTAGATAATGGTCTTAAGAATGTAGCCGCAGATGTACCCATAATAGCTCTTATAGGAGTCTTAGGGCCACTTAGGACACTATTGGTCATAACACCTTCTAGCTCTCTTATAAGGGCTCCTGTACGGTCAATATCATTAGCGTTAAGTTTACCACCTTTGATAACGGTTCTAGCCCAGTTGTCAAAGTCTTCGAGTGTATTTACATCATCCATAATTGAGAACGCTTCTATCATGGCGTTCATCAAGTCTTCATCCTGATTATCTTTTGTAATCTTAAGTATTGACATGATAGACTCTTTAGAATCTGCTACTGATTTTTTAACAGCATCATCTATAGCTACCTTTCTTTGTCTACCAGCTGCTAAGTTTCTAAAAGAGTCAGACTTTACAAATCTAGCTTTTTTAGTTTGATATAGAGCTGTTAGCATTGTGTCAACTATTTGTTTAGCTGGCCCATCTATATCGTTTATATCTACTAAGTCAGATATTTCACGAGCAGCAATACCTGTATCTCGTAATTGTTTCATCAAAGAACCTAGAACAAGATCAGCTACAACTACATTTTTAGATGTCCAAATTTCTTCGCCATCAACTATATCAGGTCGTGCTTCAAGCAAGTCTTTTAGATACTCACTAGCTGACATATCAGCAGCATTTCTACCCTGTGTAATCCGTTGATGTGCTTCGATAGACTCTCTATATGTATTTACTAAAGTTTGTCTGTTGCCTTTTGCAGCCTCTAACTCTTTAGCAAACTTATCATTACTCATCAGTCCACGCATAATACGCTCGACTGTAGCATCATCTGTCGCTCCTTCTTGTGCTATACGCTCACGCTCAAGCGGTCTGGTTACAGAACCTGTTGCTCCTTCTTCCTGACCCCACTCCTTACGAGTCCTTGATAGCTGTTCACGAGCTACCTGTGGCTCTACCTCTGATGGGTGTGCCCCTTGGTGTGCATCAGATATAGGTGCGTTTTTGTCAGCTCTAAACTCAGCTTCTCCTCTACGCAACTGTGCTACACCAGCCTCTACAGTTTGATCTTTTATACTTTTGTTACGTTTAGCAATCTGTTCGATTACAGGTTGACTACCCTTCTTAAGTGTATAAGCTAGTCCGTCAAAGAATAGACCAAAGCCCATACCCTCTACAATGTTTTTGACTTTCATCATAACAGGAGAGTCAGTATCTTTTGTAGATATAGGTGTATCAGCCCAACCATATCTGTCACGTAATGCACCTAATGCGTTTTGCTCGTCTGACTCTTTAGATACAAGGTCAGACACAGCACCAATAGCTGCACCTCTAGCTAGTGTATTGGTTGTAATAGCAGTCAAACCAGCTGGTATAGATATTATACCTGTGGCTGCTGCACCTTTAGCTGCTAGCACTGTGCCAGCTGCCAGAGATCCAAAGTGTACTAGACCTCGTAGCTGTTTACCCCACCATGTCTTTGTTTCGATAGGGTTATCGTATGCGTCAAAGGGTGTCCAGTCTGGTTTGTACGTACCAGTCTCTTCCCTCTGTCTTTGCATTTCTCCTGATAGTGCATCTGCTGTACGCTCAGGAAAGGTGGCAATAGAGGATGCAGTATCTTGTAAACCACCGGATAGGATGGACTGACCCTCTTTTATAAAAGCTTTAGCTCCCCATGTTTCCGAGTTTCTGGGATCTTCTTGTTGAGCTAATGCCTGTTCTTCGCCTGCTGTAACTTCTTCTTGAGCTGCTTTTCGTGAAGCATCTCTTTCTTCTATTTCTTTTAAATAGTCTTGTACACGTTCAGCGGCTAAATCAATGTTTTCATCACTTAATCCGTAGGAATCGGTCATCTGCCTCTTAGTTCTCGTTTACTTAATTTTGATCTTCTTAGTTTTTCTGCTTCTCTTTCGTCTTTCTTCTTCTGTCTTTCTGCTGCTATCTGTTTCTGGAACTTCTCTAAGTCACTAAGAATTAGTTGAGCAACCTCTGCTTCTAAGGTTTGGAATTGAGCAAAGTAATTTTCACTTAAGTTAGGAAATATCTGCTTAATAACATCTAATTCTTCTTGTGAAAAATTAGTCATCTTTCTAAAGTTTTTAGTTTCTTCAGTTACAGCTCCACTAATAGAATTTGTACGATTAGCATTTAAAGCCATAAGATCAATAACAGCTTTACTTTGACGATCCTCTGTAAACTCTTTGTCTAAATCTATCATACCTTTAGAATGTAACAACAGTATATTTTCATTAGAAAGAAGATAGCGACCAAAGTCAGTAGATCCATCTTGAGCAAGTGCAACAATTCGAGCACCATTCATTCTAGTAACACCGTCTCGCTGGCTGAAAGAACCACTACGACCCTTATAGGTATAAGCATTATCTTCTACCATACTTGTACCACCGCTTCTATTGATAGCATGTTGAGTAAGAAACTCTGTCATCTTCTCACCTTTACCTTCAGAAAATGCCTTGATAACTTTTTGTGCAGTAGTTTTGTTTTCTACATCGTTGACTACCTTAGCATCTTGTAGAATCTTAGCATTAAAGTTCATCAACTTTTTACCTTTCTGGTCATAGATACCAAGCTCTTTACCTCGAACTTCAGCAGCTTCATAACCACTTAGTACTCTAACCTTACCATCTTCTATAACTCTAAATCTTGCGTTCTTATAAAACTGTTGTAGCTCTGGATTTCTTACACCACCAGTATTGAGAAAGTCAAATAGACTATTTACATCTTCTCCTTTGAGAGCTGTCTTACTAAATAGTAAGTCTGGATTCTCTCTAACCTGAGCTCTAAGTTCTAGTAAGTCACCGACAGCTTCACTCAATGGTACTACAGCTGGTGCTTTGATGATTGACTCAAGGCGGCCTTCCATGTTCTTAAGTATTTCATCAACTCGTTGTTGGAACGTATATTGACCAGATCCTATAGCAAACTTTAAAGCTTCAAGATCTTTACCGTTTTCACCATACAACTGTCTTTTAAATTCAGCCTGTAGTCTTCTAACAGCATTAGTATCAGTAAGTCCTAGATCTTCTTTAGCATCTAAAGTCTTTTGTTCTCTATAAAACAAATCGACATCTTCCAAGGCTTGGTTAATCTCACCAGAAAATTCTTGAGCAATTACAACTTGTTTATCTCTAACACCACCTGTATGTGTTTTATTGTGAAAAGCTTGTAACTTTACAGGGATCTTAGTATGACCTTCTATATACCAAGGAGCTTCTATAAACTCTTCGTACAGACTTCGTATCTGTGACATTTGTAATGTGCCATCCGCACTAGCTGCTACTAAAGGATCTATTTCTTGTCTTTCAAATGCTTTAGCTTGTATATCACTTGTATCGAGTTCTATCTGATCTCGTTCTTTCTTTTTCTCGTTTATAATATTTCTTAATGTTTGCACTCTACCACTAGCTTTTGCATAAAATACACTATCTTTATTTTTTATAGTATCTAAATACTCGTCAACACTGTTGTATGTTTTCTCTGGTTCATTAGTAGGTGTAAAAGGTAACTCATCAACTATTCTTAGACCTTCTTCTGGTGTAAGTACGTTTTTTTGAACTAAGTTTCCTACACGTTCATAAACATAATTTTGTGCTTGAGGCCCATCAAAGTTTTTTTCTTCTTTAATTGCATCAACTAAACCTCCTTCACTATAAAAATTAGCCTTAGATGTTTTAACAGCCTTAGTAATTCTGTCATCTAGAACTCTTGTTCTTTCATCTTTTTGAGTTTTTTCTAGATCATAAACAAACTTTCTTTGTGCTGAATCTAGCTCTTTATTATATACTGGTAAAACTTTTTCAAATAGTCTGCGTTCTAATCGAGGATCACTAGGATCACCACCTGACGCTAACCAGTTATAGATTACGGTTCGATAGACACCATTTAAAGTTTTCTGTCTAAAACCTGTAAACTCACTTTGCGATGTAGCACTACTTGCGTTGTAGTTATTTAAAACATCATTTATAACTAAAGGTCTACCTTGAGAAACATAGTAAGACATGTGCTCACTTAGCTTACCCTCCAAAGTTTCATTAGGTATTATACCTAGTTGTAAGTCAAGCTTTTCTGCAAGTGATAAAGTAGTATCACGATTTATCTCACCTAAAGCTAACCCTTCTTGAAAAGCGTTATCATCTTCTGTACCATCAATAACCTTAGTAATCTGTTCTTGAAACTGTAGTCTTTGATCTTTAAGAAACTCTTTACTTAATCCGTCAGCTTCTTTTGCTAATCGCTTTTTTCTGATAGTACCTATACTGCCTGCAAGACTTGAGATAGCATCTAGCCTCTTGTCAAACTTACTAGCTGCTAGTTCTTCAAGTTCTATAAGTTGATTAAAGA